ACATAAATTGCCATAAAAAAAATATATAAAAAATCCATAAAAAAGGGATATATGTTTTAAATGCACCAGAATCGATTTTAAGGGGGGGTTATACCCTCATAATGGTTTTATATGCCTAAGGTATAAACTAGGCCTTATTTTTGAAATTAGACGGGTTATTTTTGAAATCTAGCAGAAAGTATAATTAAAATCTGCAAAATCTGTGAAGTAGGGTGTTTATTATGGGAAAATATACCATTTATGCAATTTCAAACGGTGAAGAATATGCCTGGGTAATAGGGAAAAAGCCCAATGACCTGGAAGATGTGTTTTGTGCAGAGTGTATGTATGACCTCCAGGAGTGTGGATATGATGAGAAAAACTGTCCTTTCCGGCAGTATAGTAAGTCTAAATATCTTAAAAAGCATGGAAAATTCATTGACAGAAGGAAATAAGGAACATTTGAGGATACTGGTAGAGAAAAGAGATACGAATTACCAAATAATCATGAGTAGGTGATAAAATGGCCCAGTCTGTAGAAAATCTGCAAAAGATGCTGTCTAACTTCAAAGAGGATTATGGGATAGACCTTTTTACCAAAGAGGGCCAGCTATTACTAAAAAATGAGTTATACAGGAGAGATGTAGTCCTTTTTATCAATGACCTTGTCCATATTGAGGACAAGGATAGTGCCGGTATAGTAATCAAGTTTAAATTATGGCCGGAACAGGAAAAGGCACTCCGGATAATGGATGAAGAACGGTTTATCGTGTTCCTCAAGGCCCGGCAGCTAGGTATTTCCTGGCTTTCACTAAGTTTTATCACTCACCAGGCAGTGTATAAGGGTGGATTCTCCGCAACGATTATCACTCAGACGGAGAATAACTCCAAAGAGATGATTAGGAGGATAGACTTTATCCTTAGACACCTGCCTAAGTGGTTGATATATGACAATAAGGCCAGGGATAAGGAGGAACAGAAGAAACAGAATATTACCGGTATGTATTTTGAAACTAGCAAACAGGAAATTATTATCTTCCGGCCAAATGGAGAGCCTTCCAGAATTACCGGAGCTACATCCTCCGCTGCTGCTGCACACGGTTTTACAGACAATATTGTCATGATGGATGAGTGGGCCATGCACCCAGAAGCTGATGAGATATGGGATGCTGCCTTCCCGACAATTAACCGGCCAACAGGTGGTAAGGTAATAGGTATCTCTACCGGCCGCCGCGGCACTCTCTTTGAGCAGATTTGGAATGATGCTCATTGGGAATACGGTGGAGAAAAAGGTGCCGGCCGGAATATGTTTAAAGGGATATTCCTTCCCTGGCATGTTGACCCGAGAAGGACAAGGGAATGGTATGAACAGACAAAACGAAACCTTCCCAATCACAGAAGTCAGTATCCGGCAACTCCCTCAGATGCCTTCTCAGCAGGCTCCGGGGCTGCTTTTCCTGAATGGGACCCGACTATCCATGTACCATACGGGAAAGAGTGGTACCCGCCTGGCAACTGGAGGATTGTCCTTGCCTATGACGGCGGATATAACCAGGCAGCCGCCATGTGGTTTGCCATTTCTCCAGATGGCTGGGTAGTGGCCTTTAGAGAGTATTATCCGTCTTATTTGACTGACCCGGAACAGGCGGCAGATATGAAAAGCCTGTCTAGGGACCCAGATGGAGTACCGGAACAAGTAGATTATATGGTAGCTGATACCAGTTGCTGGTCAAAGAATCAGGGTACCGGTGAATCCACCATAGAAATATTTGAGAAATATGGTCTCCGGCCCTGGCGGCAGGCAGATAAGGACAGGATAATGGGCTGGAAACGATTGCACGAATGGCTGACACCACTAAAGGATGAAGANGGCAACTATATCCTGGATAGAGAAGGTCGGCCAATGGTAAGGTTGAGATTTACCGCTGCTTGCAGTAATTTCATNCGGATAATNCCAGGTATAAGGTCTCATAAGAATAAGCCTGATGATATTGAAGATGGCCAGGAAGATCATTTACTGGACTGTTGCCGGTATTTTGTGATGAGCCGGCCGCGGCCACGAATGTCCGAGAAGGAAAAAGAGGCAATGGAAGAAGCCAGGAGAAGAAGAATTACGCCCCGTTCAAAAACAACCGGTTACTAACCACTTGCATTTTTTTGAAAAAAATGTTATTCTTTAAGTGAGGATGTGTGTATGAAATATTTTAAATGCAAAAACTGCAATAAACTGTTATTTAAATATGATATACACATAGGAGAAGTTGAAATAATTTGTACCAGGTGCGGTAATAAAAACCGGCTGGAAGCAAGGCTAAAGCCGGAGGTTAAGGTTACGATAGTTAAGGAGTAGAGCCGCCTGACGGCTATCTCCTGCAACTAAATAAATCCGTGAGGCTCATGAAGCCCGTCTAAAAGGAGCAATCCTTTAGGCGGGTTTTTGCCTTTTAAGGGGGAATAAGTATGGCAATGAATATGCCGCCAGGGGGCGGAATGGCCGGAGGAATGGCCGGCGGAACGGCCGGTGGTGGACAGCAGCAGATAGTTAATCGTTTAAGACAGATGGATCATGAAGAATTAGTAATGCTGGCCCTTCAATTGATTATGAGATTACAGGAAATCGAAATGCAAATGCAAGGACAGGCAGGTGGAGGACAACCTCCAATGGGGTGATAAATAATGCTGATAAAAACAGATACAACATTGGAGCAAGAAGCTAAAGAACTATTTACAGAACAGATGACAATATTCCAATACTATGACAGTTACCGGAAGCAATATGATGAAATAGCCCTGGATTGTTATAAAAAATTTGTTGGATATAAGGAAGAATCGGAGGCAGACAGGCTTGCCCGTGAAAGAGGAGAGGTTACCCGGTCGAATCTCCATATACCGAGGACTTATCAGATAATTGATACTATTAGGTCCAGGATAGTAATGACCTTCTTTGGCCATTACCCGTATGTGGAATTTTCTCCCCAGCCTACTCATCTGGATAGGTTTTCCCTACAACTGGCTGAGGACAAGGCTAAGATTGCCTCTGCCCTGGTAAACGAACAGCTAAAGAAGAACAATATCGCAACCAGGTTTTATGACTTTGTTACTTCCCTGCTTACATTCCCGGCCGGCTATCTGGGTGTAGGTTGGCGGTATGAACAGGAATATGTGAAGAAAAAGGTACCTGCTCCGGAGATTATCCAGACAGACTTCGGGCCTTATTATACCGGCAAGACTGTTTACCAGGTAGTGGAAAACCTGGAAACTATCTGGGATGATAATGAAATTGTGAATATAGACTATTTTGATTTCTGGCCGGACCCAAAGGCCACAGATTTAGATGATTGTCGCGGAGTATTCCAGAGAGAGTTTGTCACCTTTGATGAACTCATGCAGATGTTGGAGTTTTACAGGTATCTGAATGAAGGGAACATCTATATCCAGGACCCCGAGGAATTATGGGAAATTCAGGGTACAAGCCTGGAAAGAGGAAGGGACTGGAGGTTATCTGAAACCGGTATTTCTTCCGGTGTTGATGTGTTTATCAATGCAACCGATATGCGGTTAAAGAGAAATACGGAGTTTGAATTACTGCACTATTGGGAGAATGACCGGCATACGATAACTGTTAACCGGCAGAAGGTTATTTATGACGGCCCCTCCCCGTACTGGAGACACAGAAAACTACCTTTCATAGCTGCAACTTATGAGAGACTGCCGAATCAGTTTTTTGGCATGAGTGCAGTACAGATAATATCAGATCTGCAAGAAGAAGAAAACACTATTCATAACCAGAGGACAGATAATGTCAACTTTATTCTCAATAAGATGTGGAAGGTAAGACGTGGTGCTGATATAGATGAATCAGAGCTTGTTTCCAGGCCGTTTGGAGTAATTCATGTTGANCANCCTGATGATGTAAGTGAAGTNCATGTTGCAGACGTTGCTGCTTCCAGCTTCCACCAGCAGAACATTATCTCCACCATAATGGAAAATACACTGGCTACACCGCCAGTAATACAAGGTGCCGAGAGCGGAAGCAGAAAGACGGCTA